TGGAACGAAGTTAACACAGGTTCAGCGCCTATAACACCTCCAGGATGGCAAGAGGTGGCTGCATAATGAGTTTGACAGAAACTCATATTTTTAATAAAATGAACGTATAAGGAATTAAAAAATGGCGAATTCTACATCTGCTAGTCTCAAACTTACAGTACAAGCAACCGGTGAAAACTCGGGAACTTGGGGTCAAATTACAAATACAAATTTACTTATTTTAGAACAAGCTATTGGTGGCTTTACAACTTTCAATTTAACCAACGCTAATAGATCATTAACTTTTACAAATGGTGCTGTATCAAATGGTAAAAATGATGTTATTAAATTAACAGGGACTTTAGCAGGGACTAGAACTGTTTCTATTCCAGATGGAGTAGAAAAAGTTTATAATGTGCAAAATGCATGTGATCATGCAGGAAATACTTTAACTTTTAAAACATCATCAGGAACAGGTGTTCTTTTATGTGAAGGAAACAACTACGTATTATATTCTGATGGAACTAATGTAGTAAAATTATCTGAGCAAAGAAACTGGAGAGCAGTTTCAGCAGCGGAAACAGTTCAAGCTGGTGCTCAACTTTTAGTAAATACAAATGGTGGAGCCGTAACAATCACTCTTCCAGCATCACCGAGCACAGGGGATGAGGTTTCATTTGTAGACCAAGGATATGATTTTGATACTAACGCATTGACTGTTGGTAGAAACAGTTCTAATATAGCTAACGCAGCATCTGATCTAGTAGTCAATACACAAGGCGCAGCTTTTTGTTTAGTCTTCTCAGGAGATGCAACAACAGGTTGGACGTATAAGGAGAAATAATAGATGTCAAATTACGAAGCAACAAGATACGATTTCGACGGAGCAAATCTTACTGGTATCGAAGGAATTCCTACAGCAACTATTGTGCCATGGTCTTCTTCTTCAGTGCCAACAGGCTTCTTAGAGTGTAATGGTGCAGCAGTTTCAAGATCAACTTATTCTGCATTATTTGCAATCGTAGGTACAACTTATGGAGCTGGAGACGGTGCATCAACTTTTAACCTACCTGATTTACAGGATAACGTTGCAATGGGTAAATCCGGAACAAAAGCTTTAGCATCAACTGGTGGAGCAAACACAGTTGCCTCAACTGGAAACGTTGGTGGTTCTACAGCGAATGCAACTTTATCAACAGCACAACTTGCATCTCACTCTCACAATTATCCAACAGCTGCGGCTGGTACCTTTGGAGGTGGTTCTTTAGCTGGATCAAACTCTAACTCGACTGGAAGTGGTGGTACAAGTAATACAGGTTCTGGAACAGGTCACCAACACAATATGAGTGCAACTTTTAGTGGAGACTCAACTTCAGTTGTACAACCTTATTTAACAATTATTTATATTATTAAGACGTAGGAGAAATTATGGCAACTAGCGCAACATGGACTGTAGTATTTGAAGACAAAATGATCATTAAACAAAGTAGTGATGGAGCTGTTCCATACACTATTGTAGATAATGATTTTTGGGGATTATCTAAATGGAATAACATTTGGGCTATCCAATATGGAACACCAAATCCAAGTGACACTGTAGAATACCGAGATGAAACTCCTCATTCTACTTGGGAAGATGCTAATTTAGGTGATTTTCAAGACTTTATTACTAGATGGGACGCAGCTCACTTAACTCAATTACAAACTAATTGGGATAACGATAATGTAGAGGATGAAAGTGAAGCTGATAAAATTGCTAGACTAGGTGCAAGACCTACTTCTTATTCTTCATAATCTTTTATAAACAAAGTAGCACTATATCTAGTAACATTAGTTTCCTTATTAGCATGTGGAGAGTGCAATTTATTAGAGGGAAATAATACAGCTCTATTTTCCTTAAAACCCACGTGAATATCTAAATCACCATCTGTATAAAACACTGTGCCATTAGTTACAGCAGTTGGACCGCTAATCATTACCAACACATTTAAAATACTTTGTTTATCTATATGTGGTTTAAAAGTGGTTAATCTTCTTTGATCAATCCCTGAGTCAACCCATAATTCTTTAATTTTTATTTTAAATTTTAATTCTGTTTGTTTTGTAAACATATTTAATAATTTAGGTTCATTATTAAATCGCCATCTATTACCATAACTATATTGTTCTGTTCTTTCAGGTGCTTCTTCAAAAAATCTAGGAGTATAAAAAGCTTTTGTTAAAGCAAAATCTTGCACTATTTTTAAATCTTTATTGTTAAAAAAATCATTTATGATTTTTATCATCGTAATCCCATCCACGATGTAATTATATATTTATCACCAGCTAAAGGTGGATTACCTCTATGAACATAAGGAAAACTTGCAGGCCATATAACTATTCGACCTTTTTTAGGTTTAACTCTTTTTGAAAAATGTAAAAATTCTGTTTCTCCACCTTCTTCTACATCGTTTAGATAAATAGAATATGCAAAAGCCCTTGCTTCACATTCAAACCCTTTATTATGTTCAAGATGCCAAACATGGTATCCTTGTGTAGGTAAAGTTTTTTGAATTTTTAATTGTGTGTAATAAAAAGTATCTATTCCATAAGCATCAAGAGCACCTATGTTTTGTGAATAATGATTCCAAGCCATATCAAAATTAAATATAAGAGATTTTAAGTCTTCCCACCAAATATTTAAATTATTTGGGCGACTAAAAAATTGTTGGTCTTGTTTTTTTAATACTGATGATTTTTCAAAACCTATTCTATTAATTGTATTATTAAATTTATGTTGTTCTTCAAATAATTTTATAGCTTTATTACATTCTTGTGGAGTAATATAGTTATCGTAGATACCGATAAAGTTGGTGATATTTACAGTTTTTTCCATTATAATCTGTCTTTCATATTTTAAATAAGTGTTATATAAGCTACTATATGCTACAAAAATTAAATTTCAAGCCAGGTTTTAACAAACAAGACACAGAGTCAGGGGCTGAAGGCCAATGGACAGATGGTGATTTTGTTAGATTTAGATATGGCTTACCAGAAAAAATAGGTGGTTGGTTACAATTAACAGCTGGTGGTAAAAGTTTACCTGGCGCTGGCAGAGCACAAGTTGCATTCTCTAGTTTTGCAGGTGAAAAATATGCAGCCATTGGAACATCACAAGGTTTATTTTTATATTATGGTAATGACTTTTATGACATTACTCCATTAGATACCGCAATCACAGGCGGGACGTTAACAACAACTAATGGGTCTAACACTATAACTATTAATAAAGGATCACACAATTTAGCTGTTGGAAGATATGTAACCTTATCTGGAGTGACTGTAACTGGAGATAGTGGTTACACAGCTTCAGACTTAGAAAAAGTATATGAAATTTTAACTGTGCCTGATATAGACAAGTTTACTGTTCAAGCAGCAACAGTTGAATCAGGTTCTGGTATGACAGCAGCAGGTGCTGTCACCGTTAATCCTTACGTTATAGTTGGACCAACAATACAAACCACAGGTTATGGTTGGGGCACATCTACTTGGAACGTTGAAGCATGGGGTACAGAACGATCAACAAGTTCTGTGGTACTGGATCCAGGAAACTGGAGTCTTGATAACTTTGGTCAAGTATTGGTTGCAACTGTATTTAACGGCGAAACTTTTACATGGAATGCAGGCGCAACAAATGCTAGAACTATTAGAGCTTCAAAATCTACATCTAATTTTGCAACTACGAATAATCCTACAGCCACTAGATTTACTTTAGTATCTGATAGAGACAGACATTTATTTCACTTTGGAACAGAAACAACGATTGGTGACAGCAGTACACAAGATCCAATGTTTGTAAGATTTTCTAATCAAGAAGATTTAAATACCTATACACCAACAGCTACAAATACTGCCGGTACATTTAGATTAGATACAGGAAACGAAATAAGAGCGGCACTTCAAGGTAAAGATTATGTCTTTGTTATAACTGATAATGCAGCTTATGTTATTCAATTTGTTGGTCCACCGTTTACATTTAGTGTTAGACAAGTTGGTACGAACTGTGGATGCATTGGTCAACATGCTGCTACCTACGTTAATGGTATTGTATTCTGGATGGGTTCTCAAGGTGGATTCTTTGCATTTGATGGTACAGTAAAATCATTACCTTGTCTTGTAGAAGATTTTGTATTTAGCACAGACGGCACTAACCTTGGATTAAACTTTAATGCAAGTGATGTTATTTTTTCTGGTTCTAATAATCTATATACAGAAGTTAATTGGTTTTATCCAAAAGCTGGATCTACGCAAATTGATAGATGCGTAACTTATAATTATGCTGAAAACTGTTGGACAACGTCATCACTAGATAGAACAACGTATGCAGATCAAGGTGTATTTGATAACCCTTATGCAACCGATTATGATGATACCGCAACACCAGTGTTCCCCGATATTCTTGGCATTACTAATAAATATGGATCTAGTATTTACTATGAACATGAGGTTGGCACTGATCAAGTTAATAGCGTTGCAACCACAGCCATCCCTGCATTTATAAGGTCTGGAGATTGGGATATTACCTCTAGACGTAGTGCTCTTGGTCAACAAACAGGTGTTGCAGATTACAGAGGAGATGGTGAATTTTTTATGGCTGTTAGAAGATTTATACCTGATTTTAAATATCAAACAGGAGATGCACAGATTACTTTGTTTGTAAGTGCATATCCAGATGACGTGGCTGTTAGTTCTCCACTAGGACCCTTTACAGTTACTGCAGCAACTGATAAGATAGATACCCGAGCTCGAGGTAGATTACTGTCTGTTAAGATAGAAAACGATGGCACAGGTGAAACCTGGAGATATGGAACACTAAGATTAGACGCACAACCAGACGGTAGAAGATAATGAACATTTACGACGTGCCACAATTACAACAATATTTGAATCCAGGTATTGATCCTAGAGCTTTTCAAAGTGTATTTCCTACGAATGCTCCGTTTGACCCTAGACCTTTTCAAAGTGTATTTCCTACAGATGTTCAAGCAGGAATCCCATCAACATCTGCAGCTTTTTCTTTTCAAGATTTTTATAATCCTATTTATGATCCATATAATCCAGAAAAAGATGATGAACAGGTAGATTCTATAGGCAACAGACCTAATAAAATTCAAACTGGCATAGCTAAACTACTTGAATTTTTACAAAGATTCTCACCTACAGCTATAGTTGGAAGAGGTATTGATAGTCTTAGAAACAGAATAGATACAAGAAGAGCTATCCAAAAAAATATTGACAGTGATCCTCAAGGAACTCTAAATACAATTATAAGTCCTAGAATCCTGAATATAAAACCAACAGCTCAAGACATAGCGAGAGGTGGAGGTAATATACCAACTAAAACCACTTCAAAAAGAACATCGCCTCAAGGTGGAATGCAAGCAGAAAGAACTAGATCTAGAGATTTAGGTAGAATGAGAGGCGGAGTAGGTAGATAATGGCTAAAGTAACAAACTATATACCTGAACCAAAACAAGAATATGACGTAGAAAATCAAAGACAGATATTAGAGTCTTTAACTACATTACAGAATCAACTTAACTTTTCGTTTCAACAAGATTTAAAAAACGAACAGGATGCGTTTAATTACTTTTTATCATGAGTATAAATTATAAAAATCAAGGTTTTAAACAAACCGGCACAGGTAAAACTACTGTTCTTACTTGTCCTACAGATGGAACAATTATAATTAAAAGTATTTATTGTGCTAACAATGATGCATCATCAGCTATTTTAGTAAACATGAATTTTGTTGACTCATCAGATTCTAGTACAGAGTATGAATTTTTTAGAGATGACGTAGCCGCTAAAGCGCAAGTAAATGCCTCACCTCAAGGCTTGAATTTAGAAGCAGGGGATGCTATAACTGTGCAAGCAGCTACAGGCAGTGGTAAGATACAAGGCCTGATAAGTTATGCTTTAATAGATAGAAGGAATGAAAATGGATAATTTACCAAAGATAAATTGTACAACAATAACAACATACAGAAATACAAAGACCGGAGAAATATATAAAGAGAAGAAAGAAGGACCTGATATTGTAGAGGACGTTACTGTGCAGGTTACTAATAAAGGTTTAGAAGTATTTCAGAAAGTAATGAATGACACTAAAAAACCAACACCCTAAAGGTGGAACAGAATTACAATTTGAGTATTTAGAAAAGTACGTCGATAAAAATTTATTAGATCAAGTACAGATATGTACTTCGGTGCCAGAAAAAATACCATTACATCCAACTAAACCAAATATACTTTGGCAAAAAAATTCTTATGATCAACCTAATTTAACTCCATGGTTTAGTGATCTTTCTAATCATAGTAAATACGATTGGTATGTATTTAATTCACATTGGACATATGAAAAATATAGATTTCATTTTGATATACCAACAAACAGATCTGTAGTTATTAAAAATGGTATTGATAAAATAGAAAAAGCTAAACCTTATGTAAAAGGTGAACCTATAAAGATAATACACCAAAATACACCATGGCGTGGTTTATCTGTATTATTAGGTGCAATGCAATTAGTAAAAAATCCTTTAGTTACTTTAGATGTATATTCATCCACAGAAGTTTATGGTCAAGACTTTTATGATAAAAACGATCATGAGTATCTAGAGCTGTACGAGCAAGCTAAAAAATTACCTAACGTAAATTATATTGGTTATAAACCAAATCAATACATAAAAGATAATTTAAAAAATTATCACATGTATGCTTATCCTAGTATCTTTGAAGAAACTTTTTGTATATCTTTACTAGAAGCTATGGCTGCAGGTTTATATTGCATCGTAGATGACTATGGAGCTTTGTATGAAACTGGAGCAGAGTTTCCTATGTATGTACCTTACGATAAAAATCACAGAGCTCTTGCTCAAAAATTTGGTTTTGGTATTGAACAAGCATCACACACATTAGATCAAAAACAAATACATGATCATTTAGATTCACAATCTAATTACGCACATATTTATTACAATTGGAATAAAATAGCCATGCAGTGGACAACATTTTTAAAAGGAGTGATTAATGCAAAATTCAAATAAACCTATTTGGTTCAACGAAGATACTTATCAAACTATTCAACAGTCTACTACTAAAGCTGAAATTATAGATTTATCAGACCCTAAACCAGAATCTAAATCACCTCATAAAATAATGGTTTGTACCCCTGTGCATAGTGAGTGTTCTATTCATTACACACAAGCTTTATTAAAGTTTCAACAAGATTGTTTAATGAGAAAGATATTGGTTAGTTTTACTTTGATGAAATCTTCATTAGTTACTCAAGGTAGAAACTTATGTGTGGCTGAAATGTTAAACCATGAAGATGGTTATACACATTTACTATTTATAGATTCAGATATTGACTTTGATTTTGGAACTATTGAGACAATGTTAAAAGCAGATAAGGATGTTATTGCATGTCCCTATCCAATGAAGTCATTAGACTGGGAAAAAATATTTCAACAAAAAGACAAGGCTAAGAACGTAGATGATTTAAAAAAACCT